TACGAGTTCGCAGCCTGGGCGGCTGCTGAAAAGCCGCTCTGGTGTGCACGCATCGGGCCGCGGCACCTTCACGCACCAACGACCCGTTACATCTTCGCCGACAAAGCACCAGTTTTCCCCAAAGCCGCTGCTTTCCCCACGCTCTTCACGTCGCTCCTCACGAGCTTCACGTCGCTCTTCACGAGCTTCACGTCGCTCCATTTCCCGCCAATCACGCGGTGGCTGAGAATCTAATCCAGATATCAAACTGCTAATTGTGGTCTGTTGAGTATAAAGCATATATCCTAATGCAATTAGCAATAGGATACCGATCCCCAGGAATATCATTCCGTAGCCACCCGTGCTTGACTGCACTCCGTTGACAGCGCTGTTCACGGCACTGCTTACAGCACTATTCGTTGAATTTAGTAAAGCGTTTCCTGCGTTGTTCATTCTAATCTTTCCTTCGTTATTCGTTGAATCGTTATTCCACGCCCCGATTAGGATACAATGCCGGGTGGTCTATTATCACTTGTTTGCTACGGCAATGAAAATGTCATATTGAATGGGAATCCACAGATCACATGGTTTTACAAGTCTTTCATGCGGTATACACACTTTGCTCAGGAACCTGTTCAAGTACCGCTGGACGGCCCAGGGCTCTTGCAAATGGACTCGCCTATCCTTCTGAAAGCAAAGATCCCGCGTCAAGGCGACTTATTAAGTGATCTTGTGTTAAGAGTCACATTACCCGATATCTTCAGCAAAATCTACTTTGATCCGACACTGGATGCATCAGGCAACTTGGTTGTAAGCCAAGCCTATGAGTTTCAATGGGTTCGGCAGATCGGCGTGAGGATGATTGATCAAGTAACACTCACGATCGGCGGAACACAGGTTCAGCAGTTTAATAGTGATTGGATTGCAGCACGTGCACTCCTGGATCTGAATAATTCACAATATTCCAAGTGGCGCTATATGGTGGGGGATGTACCAGAGTTGTTTGATCCCGCGGTGGGTGTCTACTCGGATACTTCAAGTGGCACTGCGCTCTATCCAAATGTGATGGGATGGCGCGGCACCACCTCCCCCAACAACCCAATGCCTATCCAAAACAACGCCCCAAGTATCCCTGGGCGAATCTTGCGCATTCCTCTTGGTTTGTGGTTTAGTGATTACATTGCGAACTCGTTGCCACTTGTGGGTCTGCAATATCACGATGTTGAGATTCAGATTAACATGCGCCCTATCCGCGACTTGTATACTATACTTGATATAAGCGGGAATCGGGTACGCCCTGGATTCAAACAGTTGCCGTATATCCCAAGTGATCAATACTACCAAATCTGGAACCCAACGCTTTACGGTCCTTTGCCCGCCGAAAGCCTGGCCAATTTGTATCAATCGGATACGGATGTAAGGGCTACAATGCGCAATTCCCTGACGGACATCAGCGGTGCGGTACCAGTGAACGACGGTTGGCCACTTAATGCAACCTTGGAAGCCACGTATACTTTTGTGCGGGAGCAGGAGCAAATTGTGTTTAGCCAAAGGACCCTGCGATACACGGTGCGACAGATGAGTAATTTTGCATTCTATGGTATCAATACGCGCGCAACATATCGGTTAGATGTCCACAATATTAGCACACGGATTGTCTACTTCTTGCGGCGAAGTGATGCAATCGCCTATCGGAATTCTTGGACGAATCTCACAAACTGGAAATTCCCGTTAGTAACGCAGCGACCGTTTATTGTCCCCGCTGTTACGAGCCCTGCACTGACCGGCGGTATGCCGAATCTAGTGAATAAAAATGGGCAACTTGTGTACATCGGTCGCAGCGGCCTGAATTTACCGGGTATGCAGCGCCTTATTATGCGCGATATGTTCATAACTGCAAACGGTCAGCCGCTTTTTAACAGTCAGGACCAGGGCTACTTCAGTCAATATGTACCCTTCCGTTATCTGCAGGGCGACAGTGCACCCTACAGCGACTATGGTTTGGCGACGCAGAGTGAAATGTGGCCGATATACGCGTATAGCTTTGCACTTGATGCATCAAGTATTGAGCAACCAAAAGGCACGCTAAATTTAAGTCGGATTGACCGCCTTGAGTTGGATGTGGATGTGGAACCCATACCTGTAGGTGCAAACTACACGTATGAATTGCAGGCATTTGTGGAGACCATCAACTTCTTAGAGATTACAAGTGGTATGGGTGGTCTCAAGTTTGCGAAGTAATCAACGACGGAATCGCCGAGTTTGACGACGACGAATTCGCCTTCCCCCCCTTGTCTTGGTGTATGTTGCTCCTGCACCTGTACCTGTACGTGTCATATTCGTGTTATTATTACCAGAACCAGCCTTACCATCGCCGACTCTAAACATCCCTGTGATCGTTTTTGCAGCGGATCCAAGCCCAACCTTCCTTGCCGCTTTTTGAACCGCATAACTTCCAGGATAAAATGTCTTCTCATACGCAGCGTTTCCAATATTTCCTGGGCGATGAAATCTTCCATCATTTCCTTCACCAAAGTAACCGTAACTTACTACAGGTGCCGGCGTATTGGTTGAGTTATTTCTGCTCAAACCTATTGCATTACCATTAGCGTTTTTTGTGTGCAATTTCGGGTCATATTTGGTCCTTGGATGAAAGATAATGCGTTCTGCACCTGATGCACCCTTACTAAAATGTGTTCTACGACCTGCTATTTCATCCCCCTCAATAAATTCATTTTCGTCTAATTCTTTTGACGCAACTATGCAATTGATTGATACAATAATATTGATTATTTCTGTACCATGTACCGAAGAAAGATCGTGTATGAGACCAATAAGTTCGCTCTGGCGATATTTTTTTCCGTCTTTTGATTTTTCAATGAGTTGTTTCGTAAGTTCAACATACTCTTTAACATTACCACTTATGTAGTCTAACATATAAATGCCCCAAGCTCCATCAGATGAAGTTAAATCTGAATCTTTAAGACTTACGTACTTATCAAGCGCTGTTTCCCCAGGAGTGTTAAATAAAAGCGGATCTAATGTATCATCTTTTTCATTTCCTCTTTCACCAAGAAACTTTCCAAAAGTATGTTCAAGTTCTAACAACTCAAATCTTGAGAATAAAGATGTATCGTATGATGTACTTGTTGTGCATCCATATGTTCCATCACCACCGGTTTGGATCAGGACTGTATTTGTAGGTATTTTAAAACTTGATCCTTCTTTTTTAGGAATAGCTGCTCCGTGAGTCATAAGAAAAATTAGATTAAAATATCCTTTTTGGATTTTATCCTGTAGCACGCCAGGTTCACGCAGATCTTCCATCTCTACATAATTTGTTGTTTTTAAAAAGAACACTTATATTTGAATTTTACTAGGGGTGCGCGCCCCTAAAACCCCCAATAAGAAATCATTGACATACGTTGTTCAATGCTTTTCGCCTTAATCACTGTAGGTGGTGCTGCAGTCCGTGGCGTGAGCCGCGCTGATTCCTCTTCCCCGTCTTCGCCGTGTTGCGGCGGCGGAAGTTGTCCAAACGGGTTCCACGCTGCCGCCGGACGCGCCGGTTTCCAATGCCGATTCATAGATGTATCCTCTATATCCTCTTTCTTCATTCCACAGTAGGCCATTTTATTTCTAATTTAACCAATCAGAAATAAAAAATACATATTTGCGTGTTTAGACCCATACGGATTTGAAATGAGCTCATTTATGATGTGCGCTGGTCTAATACCGCGTCACCCACCAATCGTCGTGGAAGTATGGCGGCACCTCACTGTACGAGGCCGATACGATCTTCTTTGAAGGGCCCTCGCGATACAGTGAATCAATTTGTGAGTAGTTCAGGGCGAACGCGTAGTACTTCAAACGAGAAACCATTCCCTTCATCGGTCCATCCACACGGAAATTAGTATCAATCTTATCTGTAGGATTTGAAGGGAACTTGGCGGGATACATAACGTATACGTTGCCATAATTGAGCTTCGGCACCGTGTCAAACTGGTGGCGCACGGTCACGTTGCCATTCACATACACGTCCATATACTTGCCCTTGAGCACAACCACCAAGTGGAACCACTTGCCGACGGGCACGTTGGGGATCTCCACGTAGTTATCCCACTTCGTCGCGGAGTTCATGTAAACGCGCAGCGTGTTCTTTGAGCCCTCTACGAATAGACCAGGGGACAATAGCGGGTAAGGATCTTTTGCACCCTTGTGCAAGATATGCTTGAGCGCCGTCACATCGGTGCGGCTCCCGCCACCGCAAGAATCTGTCGTGTAGCCCTCAAACGTCTCAGGGTTGATAAACAGATACAAACTGTAACTGAACTCCATACCGTTCACCTCGTTCATTGAGTTATAGATCTGGCCGCTGACACCTGGTTGTTGAACAATGACTTGCTGCGTGGGCGTGGTATCCGCAAAAAGGACAGT